ACACCTGGTGATACTAAATTAGCCATTTATGTTCTCCTGTATATTAACAACTGTTAAAAGTATTTATACGATTTTTGAAAAATGCCCTTGAAAAAATACCAATTAAAGGGGGTAAAAAGGTATGCTAAATACGTTATGCGTCCTTTATGTGAATATTGCAAACAAAGACCGGCCGCGGTCAACTATAAAAAGTCAAACAAAACCTATTATAGAAAACAATGCGAGTCTTGTTTACACAATGGTAAAGGACATGGGGTACCTAGTTGGTACAAAGCAGGATACCGTATTAAACATGAATGTGATAAGTGTGGATTCAAAGGACTACCAGAACAATATAATGTATACCATATAGACGGTAATTTAACTAATACTAGTTACAGTAATCTAAAAACAATATGTGCTAATTGCCAACGGCTTCTGCAGAAGCGTGGAATAAAGTGGAAGCAAGGCGACCTTGTACCTGACTTTTAAGATCTTCTATTGTTCCTTCGTTGTAAATATTAAAGTCAAATGATGCTGATGCCCATCTCCATTCACTTGGATGTACGTCTTTCGGTTCAACTCCTAGATCTTGATATTGTCTAAACCATAAAGGATCAGGACCTCTTTTTACACACCAAACTTTACCCTTTAAACTCTTAATAATTTCTATCTCATTGGTAAATCTTACATCAGGAATAACAAAATTTTTGTCAGGATTTTCAATAATTTCCTTCTTTACAAAGCTAACCCACACACCATCATAAAATCCGTTACGCATACAATCTGTACCAAACTCCTGTAATACCAATCTTGGGGTAACTGAACGTCCTGTTTCTTTGGTCCAAAACGTATCTTCTTGTTCACGCCAATATCTACTTTCAGATGTTTCACCCTCAAGCATTTCTCGATCCCAATCAAATAGCACAGACACAGCATCTTTCAACTTATCCGCAAATGATATTTTTTTAAATTTGTGTTCGTCAACTAGAACGTCAGCAACTGTTCCTTTGCCGCTTCCAATTAATCCGCATATACCGATTATCATAGTTTATCCTTGTATAAGTAATTATTATACGACAGATAACTTAGGTTGTCAAGTGATTTTTTTAACCGATTGTAAAGCCGTAACCTACGCCGCCACCAACTTGAGTGGTAACATCCATTTCTAGCTTCTCTATTTCAGCAACTGCTTCGGCTTTTAGTGCATCACCGTTTAATGCAGATCCACCTTGAGGACCAGCTATAGTGGCAAATTTAGATCTTGCTTCGCCTAGCATAAATTTACACTTTGCGAGTGTATAATCTTTAATCCATTGCTTTGCAAGATAATCGTCTAGTAGCTCAAAATCTGGTCTATAATTATAAACATATAATAGGATGTCTTCTTCTGCTCTTGGACGTTGAAGTAGTGTAAGTTTTTTACTTGTTGTATTCCATTTAAACTCAATAAAAGATCCAAACATTCTTCCAACTAGTTCTTGGTACCCTGCAAAAGCATTATAAGTTGCAAGTCCGCCCATGTTTGAACTAGCTAACAAATATGTATTAGTATATGCCATGTTAAATGGTTCAAATAATGTACCACCATCACCGCCACCTGTTCTAGATCCTATGCTTCTTCTGAATAATTTCCTTACTTCAACAACTTCAGTAGGTAATGTATATTCATTTTGATCAATTACCGTTGGTAAAAACATATAAGATTCTTCAACTGAATTATCTGATCTTTGTCTAAATTTTGCTAGAGCGGCTCCTAATGCAGTTTCATAATGATCTGGATCTAACTCCACATCGACCATTCCTCCGCCTAGATTAAGCTCTACATATTTGAAAACTTCTTGTTTTTTTGTTTTAATATTGGTTGCCATACACGTTCTCCGACTACAGTATTTATGCTCGGATAAATACTTACGTTATGCCAAGACTCAGCTTATATAAACCTGAAAGAGGAAAAGATTACAGTTTCTTAGATAAAGCCATCACTGAGATGTTTACAGTGGGTGGTACTGACGTATTTGTACACAAATACCTTGGACCTAAGAATCCAGACCTTGCAGATGCTACATCTGACAAGCCTAGATATAATGCGGTAAAAGAAACAAACATACAAGACATGCTATTTCTTGAAAATAGAGATAGAAAATACGATCCAGACATCTATGTTATGCGTGGCATATACAACGTATCTGACGTTGATTTTGATATGAGTCAATTTGGTTTGTTTTTACAAAATGATATTGTGTTTATGACAATACCTATCAATTATAGTGTAAAAACACTAGGTAGGAAAATAATGCCCGGTGACGTTATAGAATTACCACATCTAAAAGACGAAAATGCACTAAATGATTACAGCGTTGCATTAAAAAGATTTTATGTTGTAGAAGATGTTAATCGTGCAAGTGAAGGATTTACACAAACTTGGTATCCGCACTTATATAGAGTCAAGATGAAGCAAATAGTTGATTCACAAGAATTTAAAGATATATTAGATCTACCAACAGAAGAAGGATCTACACAAACACTTAGAGATGTTTTATCAACATATGAAACAGAAATGCAGGTTAACAATGCTGTGATACAACAAGCAGAAGCCGATACAGCAAAATCTGGTTACGATACAACTAATTTATATACATTACAAGTCGATGATACCGGAAAACCAGAGCTTGTTACAACAGATATTACTAGCTTAGATGCTAGTACACAAAATGAATTAGCAGATAGAATTAATCAAACACCGGATAGGACAGGATATGACGGTTACTTGATAGGTGACGGCATACCGCCAAACGGAGAAGCATTTGGTACTGGTATAAGTTTTCCTACTACACAGGCAAAAGGGGATTACTTTTTACGTACAGACTTATTACCTAACAGATTATTTAGATACGATGGACAAAGATGGGTCAAGATGGAAGATGCAGTTAGAATGACAATGACAAATACTGATACAAGAAATACTTTCAAGTCAGGTTTTGTAAATAATTCAGCAACAAATAGTATTGCTGGAGAAACAGTGAAAGAAAGACAAAGTTTATCCGAAGCACTTAAACCTAAGGCAGACGAATAATGCAACATTTTTACGATGGACAGATACGAAGATATATCACTCAATTAATTAGATTGTTTAGTAACTTTTCCTATAAAGACGGAGAAGGCAAATTGACACAAATTCCTGTCATGTATGGAGATATTACAAGACAGGTAGGACATATATTGAGAGACAATTCTGAGAATAAAATACCGTCTGCACCAAGAATGGCTGTTTACGTTACAGGTCTTGAACAAGATAGAACAAGAACTGCTGATTCATCTTTTATACACAAAGTTCATCTTAGAGAACGTGCATATGATAATTCAAATAAAGAATATTTAAACACACAAGGAAAAAATTATACTGTAGAAAGAATTATGCCTAGTCCGTATACGCTTAACATCAACGTAGATATATGGAGTACTAATACAGAGCAAAAATTACAAATTATGGAACAGATATTAATGTTGTTTAACCCTAGTTTAGAAATTCAGACAACAGACAACTATGTTGATTGGAGTAGTTTATCTGTTGTAGAATTAACTAACGTAAGTTTTAGTACAAGATCTATTCCAATAGGAACAGAATCAGAAATTGATATTGCACAACTAGGATTTACAACACCTATATATTTGAACTTGCCTGCAAAAGTAAAAAAATTAGGCGTAATAACAAGCGTAGTCATGAGTATATTTGATGAATCTAAAGGCACTATTGATTTAGGAAATAGCACACCTCAACTAATGGCTTATTCCGATGCCGAATCATCTCATCCACAGATGGACAAAGTAAATGATAAAACAACACGAAGTGGTGTAGACTTAGGTATGACAACATTCAAAGATTTTGATATACTTGTTATGAATAATATTGCACAGATTGTAGATAGAGGTGTTGTTGGAACTACACAATGGGACATAGTTACAGAAGCTCTACCAGGAACTTTTAGAACAGGATTGTCTCAAATACAATTAAAAAGAAAATTACTTACAGGCGAAACAGGAAGTATTAGCGTAAATGCCAGTGTAGCAATAAATGAATTAGATAGAAGTAAATTAATACTTACATATGATGCTGATACTATTCCTACAAACACTGACTTAAATTCACCTTCTGGACGTAACAATACAGGATCTGTAGATTTCATAGTTGATCCTTTAAAGTTTAATCCAGCAACAGCCAAAACAGCCGGACTGAGATTATTACTATTAGGTGCAATTAACACTAGTTCTAATGTAGGCGTTGCGGGTTATGATGGTCCAGATGCATGGAAAAATGCTGATGATACAGATTTTGTAGCTGGAGAAAATGACGTAGTTGAATGGGATGGTACAAAATGGCATGTTGTTTTTGATGCTAGTACAGACGTAGGAACTACAACCAAGTATATAACCAATCTAAATACAGGTGTCCAATATAGATGGACTGGTTCAGAATGGATACTTTCATTCGAAGGCGAGTACCAAAAAGGCACTTGGCGTCTCATTTTTTAAGTAAATATTTTCATGAGTGAAGAAATTATTTGTAGTGGTGCCCTCTTCTATTGCCTAAAAAGCAAAAGATTTTTATTATTACAT